GTCTAACTTTTAACGCCGCGAAATTGGAAGGAGGGGGTCAAAATGGCTAGAGGAAGAAGGCCCAAACCAGTTGAACTCAGGAAACTTGAGGGCAACAGGGGGAAGAGAAAGTTGAAAGCTGTTCCCCAATATACGCCGATCACTTCAGAGCCTCCAGCCTTCCTTGATGACCTTGCAAAAGACGAATGGATCAGGATCTACTCAGAGCTTTCAGAGTCCGGAGTCCTGAAGACAACAGACCTCATGGTCTTTGCGGCTTACTGTCAAGCCGCTTCACGTTGGCAGCTTGCAGAGATCATGGTTCTGGAAGAAGGGTTCATTGTGTCAACTCCCAACGGGACGCCAATGCAGAACCCATGGATCCACGTCCTGAACAAGTCCTTCAAACAACTCATGGACTCAGCTTCAAGGCTCGGGCTGGACCCGTCTTCAAGAACGGCCATTGGAACACCGGAGGGCAAAAGCAAAGCAAGCCCATGGGGTCAACTGGATGCCGTATAAGAGCAGTTATTGCAACCGGGCCATGACCTATGCCAGATCAATTATTGCTGGAAGAATACCTTCTGGAAAGTATCTCAAAGCGGCATGCCAACGTCACATTGATGATCTGAAAGAGAGCAGGAACAAAAAGTTCAAGTATAGATTTGATCCAGTAAGAGCTCACCGGATTTGTAAGTTTGCAGAAGGCATGGTTCATGTCCGGGGGAAGTGGGCCAAGAGGGTGATCGGAAACCCCAACGCCAACAAGATCCGGCTTGAAGACTGGCAATGTTTTTTCTTTTGTGTTCTGTTTGGCTGGCTTGAGAAGAGGACCCTGAACCGGAGATTCAAGAAAGCATACAGCGAGATCCCCCGAAAGAATGCCAAGTCAACCATGGCTTCCATTATAGGGAATTATATGTTCCTTGCTGACGGTGAGGAGGGCGCTGAAGTTTACTCAGGAGCCACCAAAGAGAAGCAAGCCTTTGAGGTGTTCAAACCTTCCAGGCTCATGATTCTCAAGGCCCCTGGGCTGAAGCAGTATTTTGAGGTTGCTGTTGGTATCAAGAACATGGCGATCACCGGGACCGCTTCAAAGTATGAGCCCTTGGTTGGAGATCCCGGGGAAGGCTCCTCTCCCTCTTGTGCAATTATCGACGAATACCATGAACACAAAACGGCCAAACTTTATGACGCCATGGACACTGGCATGGGAGCCAGGGATCAGCCTCTCCTCTTTGTGATAACAACAGCCGGTGATAATATAGCCGGGCCTTGTTACGCCATGAGGGATGACATGGTAAAGTTGATCAAAGGTGTTGAAGGCTTTGTTGATGAAGAGTGCTTTGTTTTTATTTGCACTATTGACAAAGAAGACAACTGGGAAGACTTTGAAGTCTGGAAGAAAGCAAACCCCAACTATGGGGTATCAGTAAACAAAGAATATCTTCAGCGGCAGCATGCAACGGCCATGCGATCTGCCAGGAAGAGAAATGTTCTTATCTGTAGACATTTGAACATTTGGAAACGGACAAGGACGGCATGGATGGATATAAGAGCATACAGGGCTTGTAAGAATGAGCAACTGAAACTTGAAGATTTCAGGGGTTGTCAGTGTTGGATCGGGCTTGACCTTGCCTCCAAGGTTGACATTGCCGCCATGAGGTTCCTCTTCAGAAGGCCGATTGATGAAGCCAGAGAGGGACTTGAATTCAAGTATATTGGATTTGGGAAGTATTACCTTCCTGAAGAAACAATTGAACAACCAGACAATGAGCATTATCGGGAATGGAGAGAGAAGGGATTCATTACAGAAACGGACGGAGCGATCATCGATTTTGAAGTAATTCAAGAGGATCTCAAATGGGCTTGTAAAACTTTCGATGTTGAATCTGTTGGTTATGATCCTTACCAAGCAACTGAATTTTCAACCAGAATGATGAAGGAGAATATCCCCATGGTTGAGGTTGGGGCAACGGTCAAGAACTTCTCTGAGCCTATGAAGAAGCTTGAGGCTCAAGTCATTTCTGGGTTATATGAACATAATGGTGATCCAGTTCAGACTTGGCAAATGACTAATGTTGTTGCTAAGATAGATGCAAAAGATAATATTTACCCTCGCAAAGAGTTTGAAAAAAACAAAATTGATGGAGTGGTTGCTGAGATTATGGCAATGAACAGAGCAACTCTGGCCCCTGAAAAGGCTGTCAGTGTTTATGAGTCCAGAGGATTGAGGAGCTTATGAGCTTTCTTGGTACGGTTAAAAATTATGTTGTTGCCCTTGCTCAGAGGTCCTTCAATATAAACAGCAACGATGAAGGGCTTTGGTCCTCTCTTACTTCTGGACCTGTTGTTGTTAATGAAGCCAACGCGCTTCAGCTCTCTTCAGTTTGGGGTTGTACTCGGGTACTATCAGAGACTCCAGCCTCTCTTCCAATAAGTCTCTTCAAGAGCAGGGCTTCAGGCAAGGGCCGTGACAAGGTGAAGGATCATCCAGCCGCGATCCTTCTTATGATCCCCAACAGTGAAATGACATGGATGAACTATCTTGAAACCATTCAGGCTCATTGTGTCAATTGGGGGAACGGGTATTCATACATTGAAAGGGACCGCGCCGGGTTTCCAATTGCTCTCTGGCCCCTTCTCCCTGATCGGACATTCCCGGAGAGAAACCTCAAGACGCGTGAAATGGAATACAGAACAGTTATTGATCCAGATCTCGGGGTCCAAGTTATTCTTCCAGCTCATTCAGTTCTCCATGTCAAGGGCCTTGGCTTTGACGGGCTCAAGGGTTACTCAGTGATCGGCATGGCAAGAAGAGGGTTGTCCGGTGCAATGAGCGCGGATCGTTATGGTCAAACATTCTTTGAACAAGGAATGAAACCTTCAACAGCTTTCACAACTGAGCATGTCCTTGGTGACAAAGCCTATGAGAGATTGAAAACACAACTCAACGATCGCCATGCTGGCGTCAATAATTTTCATAAACCTCTCTTGCTTGAGGACGGGTTGAAGAACCTGAACCTCAGCTTGACACCCATGGACGCTCAGTTCTTGGAACAAAGACAATTCTCTGTTGCTGAAGTTTGCCGCTGGTATAGGGTCCAGCCTCACAAGGTCATGGACCTTTCCCGGGCCACCTTCTCAAACATTGAACAACAGAACATTGAACATGCTGTTGATACTCAAACCCCATGGTTGACACGTTGGGAACAAGAGCTGAACAGAAACCTTCTCACCAAGGAAGAACTCATGGCCGGGTTCTTTTTCAAGTTCAACATGGCCGGGCTTGTTCGCGGTGACATTGAAACAAGATACAAAGCCTATGCAGTAGGGCGTCAATGGGGTTGGTTCAGCGCCAATGATATCAGAGAGCTTGAAGATATGAACCCCCTTCCAGGGGACGAAGGAGACATATACTTGAACCCCATGAACATGGTTCCAGCCGGTGAGCTTACCTATGTAAACAAAGAGAAGGAAGCTCCACCGGAGGACAAAACAACAGCCCCTCCTTCTGAGGATTCAGGAAAGGAAGAAGACGATGCCGAATAAAGAACTCAGGATTCTGAGGAGCCTTCCAGTTCTCAAGAGAGAAGGAAGCAAGAATTTGATCGTTGGTTATGCCGCGCGATTCAATGAGTGGTCCCATGACCTTGGAGGATTCAGAGAGAGGATCGCCCCTGGCGCATTTTCTGAAGCTTTGAAAGATACCAACATTCTTGGACTATATAATCATAATCCAGATCATCTTCTTGGCCGCAATGGTGCCGGGACAATGAAAACTTGGGAAGATTCAGAGGGGCTCATGTATGAGATCGACGCAGACGTTGAGCAACAATTTGTCAGCGATCTTCTCAGGAAACTTGAAAGGAAAGATCTCTTTGGATCTTCTTTCAGTTTTCGCCTCAGGTATGATGACACAACATGGGAATGGCAAGAGGAAGAAGGTTCAGAGGAACTTCCTTCAAGAACAATCTTGAGAGTAGAAAAGATTTATGATGTTGGTCCAGTTACTCAGCCAGCATACCCAACAACAACAACCGGGATCCGGAGCTCGGAGAATATTCTCCAAGAGTTCAGGGATCTCCACAATTCTAACATGCCCAAAACGGGCGCAACATGGGCCGATGATCTTCAGCGGCTTGAACGCCTCTTACATTTGGCGTAGAAGGGTATTGAAAACATGGAACTATACGCAGAAATTCAGGAACTCAGAAGCCAATTGAAAGGGCTCACCGTTGAGGGTAGAACTCTTGTTGACCTTGGCAAGAAGGAAGAGCGCAAGCTCAATGACGAAGAGGAGAAGAGGTTCCTTGAAGTTGAGGCTCAGATCACTGAGAAGAGATCTCTCCTTGAAAGTAAAGAAAGAGAATACAGACTTCTGACAGTTGAGAAAGAAGTTGCCGGCTATACAGATCCAACTTCACCAGCTCAGAGGGCTCAGCCAAGAACTGAAGTTGATACTCGATCCACTGGAACAACTCCTTCCTCTTCTTCTATCACAACAGCCGCCAACGCTGAAGAGTTTAGAAGTATTGGAGAGTTTCTTGAATGCGCAAGATTTGCCCCAACCTCTGAGAGAATGCAGGAGCATGCCAGAAGAACTCAGACTGTCAATGTAGGCTCTGAAGGTGGCCTTCTTGTTCCAAAGAAGATCTCCACTGATTTGATGATGTTGACTGTTGAGAAGTCCATTGTTGAAGCTCGGGCTTCTGTTGATTATGGCGATGCATCTATGCCAGATCAGGAAGTTGAATACCCTGCAATCAAACAGGGCGCTGAAGGTGAATTTGGCGGCTTTGATGTTAGATTTGAAGGAGAAGGAGAAGCCGGGCCTGAAACAGGTGTGGAGATAGAAGGCATGTGCCTGAAGCCTCTTGAAATGAAGGCAACTGTTTCAATCACTAATAAGCTTCTCAGAAATGCTTCAGCTCTTACTTCTTATATCAACGATATTGGAGCAAAGGCCATGGCTGCAAAACGTGACTGGATGTATCTTAATGGCTCAGGCGTCAAACAGCCTCTTGGTGTTTTGAAAGCTCCCGGAGCAATCTGGATCAATAGAGACACCGCTGGCACTATTGTATATGAAGATCTTCTGAAGCTTGAGGCCGCTCAGCTTTCTGACTCAGCATTGCTCATGTCAGCCAGACGATCCAGTTATAATGTTCTGAAAGATATCATGGACGCTGATGATAACAGGGTTTACAGAGACACTCAGTTGATCAATGGTCAACCTGTTTCTCTCAATGGCTCTGAGTATATCCGATCCGGTAGAATGCCGATCCTCGGTGTTTCTGGAGATCTTGCCATGATCGACTGGTCACAGTATAAGATTCTGATCGGCCTTGGACTCAAGATTGACATGTCTGAACATGTTGACTTCAAGACCAACAAGACAGTGATCCGATTCATTATGAGTGTTGACGGTCAGCCAAAGATCACAGAACCAATGACTCTTGAGAATGGTGAAGAGGTTTCACCTTATACTCTCCTGAAATAGAGTTGTAATTGTGCGCCTCTTATCGGGGGCGCATTGTCCCGGGTCCCTTATTTGAAAACTATATTTGATTTTAATTTGATTTTTTATCGAAAGGAAGAAACATGAACAGACTTCATGAAGCCGCTCTCTTTTTAATCGGCCTTGTTTGTCAGGCTCTCAACAACACAAACATCACAGGAAAATACTTCAACCTGAGAAACTCCAGAAGGATCTCCTTCAAGTTGATCGGTGGAGCTATGGCAGCAACGAAGACCACAACGATCGCTCTCTATGAGGCAACTGATGCCGATGGAACAGACTCTCAAGCAATTGCTGATGCCAGCGCAATAATTACAGCAAACACTCTGGTCAGGAAAGCAACGATCGCTCTTGCCTCTGTTGGCCTTGCTGACACTGTAACAATCAACGGTGTTGTCTTTACTCAGGCCGCTGCAACTTCTGTTGAGGACAGAGAATTCTTGAATGCTGCTGGGCTTGTTCTTTGTATCAATAGTGTTGTTTATGGTGTTGCAGGAGTTGAGGCTTCAGCTTCAACAACTAACGTGACAGTATATCCAGCCGATCCAGGTATTCACATGGAAGATACAGCAATCACTGTTGTTGGTGCCGATGTTGGTGGAACAGTTACAGTTGCAACTCTTGAGGCTCTGGCCTTTGTTGACTTTGACAGCCAGTTCTTCAGTGAGGGATATTCCCATGTTGCTTGCAAAGTGACCACAACAGCCAACACAATAATTTGTGTTGAGGCTGACGGTTATGATTCAAGATACATGCCCGATCAGGTTGCCGCCGCTTCAGCGACAGTTTAACCGCCGCCCCTGAAATTGTTTGAAGTCCGGGGCGGTTTAACCGCCGCCCCTGATCTCTTCCCTTAATCCCCTTTGAGAAAGGAATTAATCTTGGATATTATCATCCTTCATTCTTGTGCCTATGGCCGCGCTGGTTCTCGTGTAAAAGAGAGCAAAGACCTGAACAACGACCAAGCCAAAAAACTGATCCGATCCGGATATGCCCGTTGGGCTGTTCCTTCTGACAATGCCCCGGCTAAAAAGGCCCCGGCTAAAAAGGCCCCGGCTGGAAAACAGAACCGTATTGTTGAACCTGAAGAGAAGGCTGTTCTTCCTGGGAACAAAGCTCTCAAGCCTTCTGACAAGAACGGGAAAAAGTAATGTATAAATCTGGCAACCTGATCACTCCTCCAGCGAAAGAACCCGTCACTCTTGAAGAGGTTCTTGGAATTTTGCGGCTTGAGGCCGGTGTTGATGACGATGTTGTCAACTCTCTCATTGCAACGGCAAGAGACAAAGTTGAGATCATAACAGGCCGCCAGATGGTGACAGCAACCAGACAACTTGTTCTGAACAACTTTCCCTCAGGGGATCTAGTTATTGCCAATGCTCCTCTTCAATCTGTTGAACTTGTCAGATACCATGACGGTGAAGAATGGGTTGAGCTTGTTGAAGATACTGATTACATTGTTGAAGAGAATGGAGGAGGGGACGATCCCGATCCTCTCTGTGATTATGGATTCATTCACCCTGTTGACTCATGGCCATGCGTAGGGACAGAACCCAACTCAGTTGAAGTGACTTATATTTGTGGCTATCCTTTGGACGTTGAAGACGATCCAACAACCCCGGAAGCCCTGAAGAACGCGATCAAGTTTCAGGTTGCTGATCTCTATGACGTATGCTCATACAAAGACACGATCAATTATATCTTGGCCTCTTACCGGCTGAACTGGCAGGTATAACCATGGGAACTTGTTTCAGGCTCAACACAAAATTGACACTTCAGCGGCTCACCGTTGTTGAAGATTCCACCGGGGGAAAGTCTGATCTCTGGACTACTTACTCAGAACCATGGGCCAAGGTCTTTGAGAGAAGACTTGGACGGGCTGGAGAGAACTTTGAGGCTGATCAGAAAGTGGCAAACATTGTGAGAGAGTTTGTTGTGAGATATCGGACCGATGTTAGCTCAAAGGATCGGGTCATTTATAAAGGCCGGTTCTTTGATGTTGTTGACTGGTTTGAACTCACCAGAGATTCAGTGAAACCAAGAACCTATTTAAAAATTATCGGGGAGGCAAGATCAGAATGATCGGCTTCTCAATTGTTGGCGCTCCTGAACTAACCAAGGCCCTCCTTGAGGCTCGGAAGTTTGGCTTTGGAACTCCTTTTTTGGTGCGAGTGATCACCAAGGCGGTGAAGCCCATGAAGGATAAAGCTGAACAACTGGTCCCCCGGGGGAAGACTGGAAACCTTGCAAAAGGTTTTAAAATTGTGAAGGCAAGAGTTGGGCGTAAGGGCCTTGCAAAAATTTACTTCACAAACCTTGCCAACCATGCTCACCTCATTGAATGGGGAACGGCAGACAGAGAGACAAAGAAAGGGAAGTCCACCGGACAAGGTACAGCAACACCCTTCATGCTCCCGGCCTATCTTGCAACCAAGGATCAAGTTGAGAGAGAAATGTTCATTCAACTTTCCTCTGAGCTTGTCAAACTTGGAAAGAGAATCAGAAAAAGAGCTGAAGCCGGGACCTTGGGAAAAAGAGCAAGAAAGGGGCTTTCATAATGCTAATAGAAGAGGCCCTGAAGGCCCTCATTGAATCAGTTGTTCTTGAAGTAACAGGAAGAACTCAACCCGGATTCATTGAACAGGATTCCATCCTCCCGGCGATTAGTTACTTGAAAGTTTCAGAGGGGACCAGTTACACTCAACAAGGCCCTTCAAACTTGTTGAAGCCAATGTTTCAGATCGATATTTGGGACAAGTCATTCAAACAGGCCGTCACTCTGGCAAAGAAATTGAGGAAAGGGATCTCTGGTTACAATGGAACAGTTGAGGGAATTGAGATCAAGGGTATTTTTTTGAGAAACAATTCTGGAGTATATGAAGACGCGCCGGAGCTCTGGCGCAATAGAACCCTAATTGAATTATGGTATAAGGAGGATTAAGACATGGCAAGAACAGCAATTGCAGTTCAAACACCAACAGGAAGTTATCCAGCACTTCCATTGGTTGCATTGTCAGCGGATTTGGCCTTTGTGGCTTCTGATGTTGCCGATGGTAATTATTATGCAAGTACAGGAAAAGAACTTGTGATCGTCAAGAATGTTGGCGTTGCACCGGTAACAGTAACAGTTGGATCATCCGCTGACGCTCAAAACAGAGAAGGAGATATAACAGATTATTCTGTTGCAGTTGATGCAATCTCAATTCTCGGTCCTTTTGGGATCAACGGCTGGCAACAGTCAGACGGTTCTGTTGAGATCAACGGTTCTTCAGCTGATCTTGAGATCGCAGTTTTGCGACTTTAGAACGTATAAGGAGGAATAGCAATGAGTGAAACCAATGCACAGCTAGGTTTTGGAACAACCCTTCAACGTGGTGACGTTGGAGCCGCCACAAATTTTGCCGTTATCGGTGAACAGAAGGACATCGGCGGCCCAAACAGAGAAAGAAATGACGTTGACGCAACACACCAACAGAGCCCAAACAGAACAAAAGAATATATACCCGGCCTTTCAGAGCCCGGGGAAGTTTCTCTTGATCTTCAGTTGAATGAAACTGATGGAGTTCGTGAGCTCATTGAAGCTGACATGGACAGCTCAGTGACAAGATACTGGCGCGTTGTATATCCTTCTGGTGGTTATTACACCTTTAGGGGATATATCAAGTCCACCGAAGAGAACAGTCCAGTTGAAGACATTCAGACAACAAACCTTGTTGTCAAAGTTGCAGGAGCCGCCCCTTGGACTCCAGCATAAAATAGATCGCCATGTAGGGGTTCTTTAATAGAAGAAGGAGGTTTTGAGATGCAAGAGTTTGTAGTTTTAAAGACAAAGAAAATGGAATACAATCTCAAGTTCAAGCATAATGTTATGTGTGAAATTGAGAACCAGTTGAAGTTGAGCATGACTGAGCTTTCAGCCGTGTTCAATTCCGGCCAAGTTTCCATGAATGTTATCAGAACCTTGTTGAAGATCCTAATCAATGAATCAGGAAATAAGATCACGCCAAGAGAAACTGGAGATCTGATTGATGAAATCGGTCTTGCTGTTGCCGCTGAGAAAATTTCTGAATGTATTGTTGCAGCCTTCCCAAGTTCTGAGGATGAAGAAGACTCTGAACCTTCTGAGGGCTCTGAAGCTCCTGAGGGTGATGACCAGTTGGGAAACTAACAAACTGGAAGGCTCTGTTGATTGAGGCAATATCAATGGGGCTTTCCATGACTCTCTTTTGGAATTATACGCCGCTGGAATATTTCCTTCACAAGAAGGGGATCCAGAAGAACAGAACCAGAGAACTGAATAATATTCTCACAGGTTCATACATGACAGAATGCTTGAGGAGAATGAAGAAGATTCCTGAGTTGGAAACTCTTCTCATTAATACTGAGAAGAAGAAACCAAGGAAACTTCCAAGCCAAGCCGCCCTTGAAGCCAAGACTCATGCGATCTTTGGATCGTTAAAATAGGAGCCCCATGCCAAAAGTTCAAGATATTGGAGTCCTGAGAACGCTGATCACAGCTGACTCAACGCAGTTCAAGAAGGAACTTGACAAAGCGGCAAAGGCTCTGAGGGGTCCCTTTGGCAAAATGAAGAAGCTTGGCAAGTCCATGAGCAAGGTTGGAAAGACTCTCTCAACCAGAGTGACTCTTCCAATTTTGGCCATGGGCGCGGTCATTGCTCGGACCGCTGGAAAATTTGAAGCTTCCATGAATCATGTTCAAACCTTGACCCGGGCCTCAGGAGAAGAGTTTGACAAACTGAAAAGGAAAGCCCGGGACCTTGGAAGGGACACTCAGTTCACCGCTTCTGAAGCGGCTGACGGGATGGGGCTTCTGGCTCAGGCTGGCCTCAACACCAATGAAATCATGGCCGCGATCCCAAACTCCTTGAACCTTGCAGCCGCCGCCAACATTGACCTTGCTGAAGCAACAGACAGATCTCTCAAAGTCATGTCTGGTTATGGAAAAGGCGTTGGAGATCTTGCTCACATCAATGACGTTTTAGCCAGAGGATCATCCGCTGTTAATACAACGATCACCGATCTGACTGAAGCATTTTTCAAGGCTGGCCCTATTGCCAAAACAGCCGGGATCCAGTTTGAACAAACAGCGGCAGTTCTTGCAACTCTTCAGAATGCAGGGTTCCAAGGCGCGGAAGCTGGAACAGCCCTCAAGGCGATCATTGGTGGAATTCTCAACCCTTCTCAAAAAGTATCAGACAAAATGAAGGAACTTGGGATCAACCTTACCGATGCCGCTGGAAAAATGAAGGCGTTTCCTGAAATTCTAAAAGAACTCAAACCCGTTGCAGATGATACCGGGTTCTTGCTTGAAGCGTTTGGCAAGCGTGGAGGACCGGCCATGGCCGCTCTTCTACAAGTTGGAATTGACAAGTTGGGAGATCTTGAAGGGAAACTCAAGAACTCAACAGGAGAAGCCGCAAGAATAGCAGAAGGCAGAATGAAGGGCCTCAACGGCTCAATTAAAAGAATGAACTCAGCCTTCCAAGAGCTTCAATTGACTCTTGCTGACACTGGAATTTTGAAAACACTCACCGGCCTTGTTGATAAAATCTCAGGCCTTCTCAAAGAAGCTTCAGACACAAACCCGGAACTTCTCAAAATGGGGGTTCAGCTCTTGGCTGTTACCGCCGCCGCCGGTCCAGTTCTGTTGGTAGTTGGAAAGCTTATTGGAGTTGTTGCCACGGTTGGAGGTGGCCTAGCTACCGCTGGAGCTGCAATTCTTGCCTTCCTTGGTGGACCGCTCACTCTTCTTGTTGCCGCCTTTATTGGTGGAACCGCTGCAATTGTTACATATAGAAAAGAGATCAAGGTTTTCACTGACGCCATTTATCTCAAAATGAATGCGGCCATTGCCTCAGTACACAAGAACCTGAAGCTCTTTGGGGATTCAACCTTTGTGAGTGATTTTTTCGATGGAATGCTTGCCGATATTGATGGAGCTGTTGCCGCTCTTGTCAAGTTTACAGACGGGATCAAAGCGGCCCTCTATGACAAGATGAAAAAGTTTGCCGGCTTTGCCGTCACCGCCTTTGAATCAGTAACCTCAGCCGCCGCTTCAATGTATGATAAAGTTATTGGTCATTCATACGTCCCGGACATGGTGGATCAGATCGGATCCGAATTCTCAAAGCTGGCAAGCAACATGGTTTCACCGGCTGAGCAAGCAACAGACGAAGTTGGAAATCTATTTGATAGAATGGGATCCAAGGTTGCTTCTGTTCTCAAAGACGTTGCAGAGAACATGAAGAAAACTTTTGTCAGCAACCTCATGTCAAAGCTTATTGGAGGGTTGTTCTCTGGAGGATCCAAGGCTTCAGTTCCAACTGACGATCGATCCGTTACCGCTGGAGATGTTCTTGGCTATAATGAGAACGCCGCCGGGGGAATTCTGAAGAGAGCTGCAGTTGTTGCCCCTGGTCAGATTGCAGGAGAGAAGGGGCCTGAAGGAATGCTTCCTCTTTCCAATGTTGCTGGCAAGCTCGGAGTCAGTGCTTCAGGCATGGCTTCAACTATCAACTTCTATGACCAAAGGACAGCTCCAACCTCAGCTCCTATTCAGGCCAAGACTTCAAGCGATGGACTTTCAATTGATGTGATCATTGGAGATATTACCAATGCAAACTTTGCAAATGGAGTTCACTCTCAGGCCCTTCAGCAACTCGGAATTAATACAAACGAAGGAGGGATCAGAAGATGACCTCAATCAACTGGCCTTCAACACTTGATCCGCTTCCACTGTTAAAGGGTGCCGGGTTGAGCTTTCAAGAGACAACAATCAGAAGCCCCAACAGTGTTGGACCTGCAAAGGTCAGAAGCCGATCAACTCTTGATCTCATGGATCATGTTGCTCCTTACTTATTCACAAGAGAAGAAGCCCTCATTCTGAGAGCCTTCTGGAGGGATGATTGCAACAGGGGTTCAACCTCCTTCAATTGGATCAGCCCGTTCACGCTTGAAACTGTTGAAGTAAGATTCATGGAGAAGCCTTCCATGACATTGTCTGAAGACTATTATTTGGTTGCTTTGAAAATTGAGGAAGTTTGACTCATGGCCCTTTCCCTCAGAATGCTTGGCGCTCAGTTTGCCCGGGAAACTGGAGAAACTCCTGTTCTACTGGTGACAATTGACTCAACTGAAATGGTTTCCCCGATCAACATCTGCAACAATGGTGAGGACGTTGAAAGCGATTCAGTTATATACACCGCATGGCCCTTTGATATATCCCTTCCTTCTGAGGTCCCCGGGAAAAAGTCAAGAACAACGATCAAGATCTCAAATGTTTCTCAACAGGTTGAGTCTATTCTTGATGTTCTTGTTGAAAGTCCTGAGGTTACAATCTCATTAGTGTTGGCCTCGACGCCAGACACGATCGAAAGAGGGCCTTCTCAGTTCATTCTCGATTCTTATGTTGCTGACAAATTTGATGCCTCTGGATCTCTCTCCTATGGGGACGATATACATGAGCCAGTTTCAAAACATTCATTCACACCGCAAGAGTTCCCGGGGGATTTTTAACATGAAACGATACAAGCAATACATGGGGATCCCGTATGAAGACATGGGAAGAACCAACAAGGGTGTTGACTGTTGGGGGCTTGTTCGTTTGGTGCTTGCTGAACAATTTTATATACAATGCCCTTCATACGATTACAACAACAACGATCCCGGAGAGCTGGCCCTTTGTATCAGAAACAGGGATGAAGCTTCCTGGATCGAAACTGAGAAGCCTCAAGAAGGGGACGTTGTTCTTTTGAGACAACTGAGAGAGATCTCTCATGTTGGGCTCATGGTTGACTCCAAGACCTTCATTCATGCCTCCAAAAGTTGTGGAGTTGTGGCTCAATCAATCAATGATAAACACTGGAAGAATAGAGTTGGATCCTTTTATCGTCACTCTGGATTGAACAAGGTGAGAGTCATTGTTCAGGATTCACCTTTCAGGACCACAACGGAAACAACAGAACATGAACCGGAGATTCTGATCAGTGACCTTGTGGGAAAGACTGTTGAAAAGCGGTGGTTGCAGTTTGCACATGTCACCGTTCAGGGTCAAGTTGTGAAGCCGAAATTTTGGGATAGTGCAAGAGTTCACCGGGGGGCCTTGGTCAACATTACCTTGATCCCAAAGAAGGACTCAGGAGTCCTCAGGGCTCTTCTAACAATTGCTGTTGTTGTTTTTACTGGTGGCCTTGGCGCTGGTGCTCTTGGTGGATTGATCGGACACACCGGATTACAGATCGCGATCGGTCAAGCTATAGTTGGAGCGGTAGGGATGATGCTTGTTGATGCAATTGCTCCTCCTCCAAGACAGGACATGAACCAGATCACCGGGACCGCCGCCAGCTCATTATATTCAATACAAGGAGCAAGGAACAGGGTTCAACAATATGGAATGGTCCCTCTACCGTTGGGTGTTCATAGAATGGTCCCTCCTTATGGGACGAAACCATATACTTCAATCGAAGGGAACAAGCAATTCCTTCATTGCCATTTCATTGTTGGAGAAGGCCCTCTTGACATATCGGACATCCGCATCGGTGATACTCCAATAGGAAATTATCTTCCTGATGTTGAATGGGAAGTAAGAGAAGGATATGCAACAGATGTTCCCTTGACCTTGATCCCCTCCAATGTTGATGAGACTCAGCTCTCAGTCCTCCTTCTTCAAGCAAGTTCTCCAACAGTCAGAACTGTTGCGGCAGGTACGGATCGTGTATCTTTGGATCTCACCTTGCCAAGTGGGCTCACCTCGATTCATGACAATGGGTCCCTTGTTTGTCGGCGTGTTGGGATCAATGTTCAATACAGAACAAGCCCTTCAGGAGCATATACTGATGCTGTTGGGAAATATGTTGGAACAGTTGCGATCGGGGCTCAGGGTTCTGGTTACACCGTAGGAACTCATTATTTGGTATTCACTGGCGGCGGCGGTTCTGGCGCTTCTTGCAAAGTCAAAGTCAAAGTTGGCTATTTAACCGGAGTTGTTTATTCAATAGAGATGATCTCTTATGGTGAAGGTTACACTTCAGCCCCTACAGTGACCATGCCAGCCTCAGCCGGGGCCGGAGTTGGAGCAGTCCTCACCGCTTCAATGTATAGCGGCTATTCTTTCAGGGATTCAACCAGACAGCCTCAGAGAAAGAACTTCTCTTTTGATCTTCCCTCTGATGTTGCCTATGATATACAAGTCTATAGAACAACCGTTGACTCAACCTCTGACAGGGTTATTGATAAAGTTTATTGGACCGCGATCCGCTCAATCTCAAATGAACCAACAATGAACATCGATTATTATGTTGGACAAATTGCAGTCAAGATCCTTGCAACTGACAAGCTCAACGGAACAGTTGACACTCTCTCATGTCTTGCCAAAACAAAAGGTTTGCAATGGAACCCGATCGGGTCAGTTTGGGACGCGGATCAAATTATAAACAACCCGGCCAATTTATACCGGCATGTTCTTCAGGGTTCTTTCAGAGAGAACCCGGTCCCTGATTCAAAAATTGTCATGGCTGACCTTGAAGAGTGGGCTGAGTTTTGTTATACAAAAGGGTTCTTCTTCAACTATGTCATTGACCGAAACATGAGCATATATGAAACCCTAGCAATGATCGCTTCAGCTGGCCGGGCTTCATATTCTCGGGACGATGACAAGTACACAATTGTTATTGATCAGCCACAAACATTGCCAGTCAACATCTTCACGCCAAAGAACAGCAACTCCCTATCAAAACATAGGACCTATCAAAAGCCGGTCCATTGTATCAAGGTACGTTTCATTAATGAGCTGAAGGACTTTCTCCAATGTGAGCGCCGGGTATATTCTGACGGGTACAACGAAGACGGATCCGGGGGGCTCATTGCCGCCACTGTATTTGAGACTCTTGACTGGTCAGGGGTAACAAGTCCCGATCAGATCTGGATGCTGACTAGGTATCAAATGGCATGCGCGGTTGTTAGACAAAAAGGTTATTCTCTGACCTCAGACTTTGAAGCCCTCACTTGCAAGAGAGGAGCCCTTGTTCAGATTGCCGGGGATCTCTTCCTTGCTGGACTTGCTCAGGGCCGGGTCCAAGGAGTCACCGCTTCAACAATAACAGTGAGAGAAAATTGTCCCATGGAGCTCGGAGAAACTTACTCAGTAGAAATCAGAAAGGCCGATCAAACCTTTGAAACCTTGCCACTTGTTACCGTTCCCGGGGATAATATGATCCTCACCAGAACCGGCGGCTCAGACTTTACATGCGCGGTTGGGGATCTGTTTGCCTTTGGTGAAACAGGGAAGACCTCTCTTCCTGTATTGGTTAAAAAGGGAAGATACAACAACCGCCTTGGATCAACCTTTGACTTCTTCCCCTATGACGCGGATGTTTATACAGCCGATTCAGGAGCGATCCCAACTTACACCGCGATCCAGTCATTGCCCCCGGATCTTGTTGCGCCGTTACCAATAACCAATTTGACCGCCGCTGAATATCTTTATATTGAAGACGGTGTTCTGGTGCAAGGGGTGCCGATCTCCTTTGACTTTGCAGAGAATGAACTGGTTGACTTTTATGAAGTACAACAACTGGCCCCCAACAAACCAGAATGGGAATTGCTCGGAAGAATTGAAGGAAGACTGTTCAATATATACAATGTTTTTCCTGGGATTTATTCCTTCAGGGTCAAAGCTGTCAGGGGAGTTCTTTCTTCTCCTTGGCTGACTCTTGAGAATGAAGAAATTGACGCGCTCAAGATTCCCCCTCCAGATGTTGTCAATGTTCAATCTGGCTTCAGAGGCAACACTATTCTCATTACGTGGGACCCGGTCCAAGATATCAGAGGGATCGAATATGAGATCCGCTTTGGAACAACTTTCTCAGGAAGCATTCTCATGATCAATCAGCCGGGAACAGAGTTCTCTCCTTCGCAGAATGGAACATATTATATACAAGCGAAAAGCATCTCCGGTGGAGCTCTCAGTGAGAATGAAGCCTCTGTTGTTATTTCAGAAATCAATCTCAACTTCAATGCTGTTCAGGCCGTGACCGAAACCTTTGTTGGCTCTTTCGATGGGGCTTGCTATAGGCCGATCACGTACATGTCCCGGCGTTGGGTTGGCGGTTCAAACCCTGTTGGAATTCCTTCTGAAGATGACGGCTGGGACGTGACAATCAACTCAGGATCAGCTCCAACCAGACTTGGTTCTGAAATGAA